AAGTCTAAAAGGTCTTTGTTGGTATCAGCAATCGTTTTGATTAATTGCCCCGCAACTTCATACGCTCTTGGAGACTCGGTTTCTTTTGCAAGGTACATCATATTGGTTATAACATCCTTACCGTTCTCAATCAGCCCCTTGAGATTGTTTCTGGCATACTCATAGTCTGCTTCTACGTTCTCATTTTCTTTGCTAGAATGAACAACTTCTTGCTTTGGCTTTTCTTCTGTATAAAAATCTTCTTCGCTTATTTCGATGATACCATTGTCAATATTCAAGAAATCACTTATCTTTTCGTCTACAGTTTTCTTCACGTTATTACCTCCGTAACATTAAGGCCCGCATCACCAATATAGTTGTATGTGTCAGTAGCGACATTATCATCCCATTGGAAATATGCAACCTCTGCGTTAGTGATATAATCAGATGTCGTTACAGGTCCAAACAAGTATCCCTTGACAGTAAAATCCAAATCCCAAGATAATATCCTATTGCTACCATAATCCCCTTCGTAACTATCATCAGAAGTCACGGAGCCAAGCTCTATTGGAATATCCATAGTAGCATTGACATCAGGCAAAACCTTCATCGTCACCGTATAATCAGGTACAAAGAAAGGTAAGATTTGTTCTATAAGCTGGGTACCATCTTCAGCATTCTTAGTCAAAATACTTAGTTGGAAATTAAAATCATATGGCACCGGAGCATATGTCGTGGGAACATTTGAGTTTACTGTGTCCAGTGTTCCCTGAAACTTAGAAAATGGATTTAGTTTTCTTGTGGGATTGTAGCCCATACTTGACATAGCAAATCCTATGCGTGGTAATATAGTAGAAACAGGTCTAGTAAAATCTGGATCTGCCAACACCCTTTCGATTTGTTTTTGTTTAGGGCCATAAGAAATGGGAACATTCAGCGTCTGCGCAACAGCACCCAAAGAATCATATCTTTTGATCTGCATATCATTAAAGATATTGCCAAACATAATGACATATCTTCTAATTGTTCCGTGATAAAAATCGTGACCAAAAATCATTTAGTTAGTTCCCGTTTTATGCTTACATTTATCAAAATGGTATCTTGTCATATTACCACCAGCACCACCCACACCACAGTGCGGACATACGACATGCTTCATCGTATATGTTGCTCCTAAGTTTATCTTTTTCCCCTTTAACGCAGCGCTCTGTTTCGCTTTAGTTTCTTCAGACACTATTTTATAAAGAAAATGGATTATTTTCACTTAAATCAAGAATATCATCATCGGTTATCCTAGATTCGATATATGCATTATCGGCTGTATCATCAGCATCTTCTATAGCAGCATTGATTGTTATATCAGCACTCAAATCATCTTCGATGCCATCAATCTCAGCGACATCAGTATCAATAACTTCACTTGAGTATTCATACCTATCTGCTTTAACCTCATAAGTATATAGCTTCCCAAGTTGGAAGAATGTTTCTATATGTTCTACAAACTTGATTTCATACATAAATCCAGCAAGAGGAAGGTATATTAAATCGCCTTCTCTTGGTCTGATAATGTCAGAATAATCATAGGTCTGTTCTCGAATAAGGTTGTCATCATTCTCTAGGATTATGTTATGATTATATTCTGTAAGGATTGATTCCGTTAGTGACTGGGTGAATCTTTTTTGTGCAATAGTGAATGTTATTGATTCATCTACTTGTAAACCAAACTTAGACAAAAACTCTTGTTGCCCAACGAATCCGTCATACGTCTTGACATACATTTCCATTTGCAGAGCATCATCAAACTTAGTTAGAGTGTCTTCAGTGTACAAGTAATCTAAATTGATGTGTGTTCTTGGCAAGTAATATGTGTCAATACCATAGATACGGATGGCTTCTATGATTAAATCTTCTACAAGAGACTGTTCTTTTTTTATCTCTGTGTATTGATTATAAAATGCATTGCGAGCCATATTATCCTACCATATCGCTGACTGGCAAAGAATATGAGGAATTCATTTCTTCTTCCAATCTAGCCAGCTCTTCAGAAGCTTCATCCCAGATCTTCTGCCCGTTGAAGACTACTCCGCCAGGCATTTGGATTCCTTCAAACTTCTTAAGGTTTTCTCCCCATTGTTTTTTGATTTGTGCAGTTCCATAACGCTTCAACCATCGGTCATTCCACACATCAGTGTAAGTTTCTGGGTCGAGTATTTCGTAACACTCTAAAATGATATGCTCGCCAACATTGAGTCTTGCAGTCCAGTCGGTATCGATATAAATTTTATCTGTGTGGCGGTTGAATCTTAGCCCTTGTTGCCCTACAAAAATCTCCTCCATCAGTGAGATATTCTGCATTGCCATATAGTATGATGCCACAGGACCGTAGTTGAATGCGAAAGCATCATTCAGAGACATCTGGTATCGAATATTAAACATATTGTTTACTGAAAACGCACCACCGATAGGAAGAATGTTGGTTATTCCAATGATGTTTTCTGCTATGGGTAGATATTTATTATCAATATCTTCTTGCGTGATTGCATGAGATAGGTATATTTTACGTGTACCGTCAAAGTGATAGTCGTGATAATACTCTAAGGATACCTCAACACAGTCTTCGACCTGTTCGTCAGCCACATTTATCTCTAATAAAGGTGCGCCGAGTCTCCTCAGACAAAATTCTTTGAATTCTTCTCTTGTTGCAGGTTTGCTAATACTCATTGTTTTCCCATATTACATTAGAGTTTATCCTCTATTTATAATATGAGAAAACTTGAGATTGACTATCTGTGCCTACCGTCCGATAGGCGTATGGTTATGCTGTTGTGTATTATCTCGCCAGTGACATACGACTACGCCACCGTCCGCAAGCGTTCTTTCCATTTGGTTGATTTGCCATACTGTTGTCATGTTGTTTCTCCTTAAGATTCTAGTGCCGCGATACGGGCGGTTAATGCTTCAATGATGACTTGTTGTTCTTGTATGGCTTTTATCAATCTAGCCTCCATTTTCCCCATACCCGATAATGTCTTCATGCCGTCTTGACGTTCGCCAACTAAATCGGGATAGATTTCTTCAACTTCTTGAGCAATAAAACCAAGCTGATGCCCACCGCCTTCAGACTCAATGTAGTCAAACTCTACTGGTCGTAAAGCTGTAATGTTTGCTAATTGATTGGGTAAATCAGTAATGTTTTCTTTTAAGCGACTATCTGACCAAGAACCAAAGGCTACTGCTCCAGACCCGTTGGCGTTAATTTGACCTTGAGCGACCGCGCCATTATTAACAACAAAGTTGACAAATACTTGTGAGGTGGTGGAGTCGTTATCATATTTTCCAAATTGAGCAATGGTATATGGAGTATCGCCTGTAGTATCCCCTAAGACAGAAAAACCTTGTATGACAGTCCCATTGGTTTTGACGGCTAGCTTTGCGGCGCTGACAGCAGTACCCACCAGCAAGTTGCCGCTGGAATCGATGCGCATGGCTTCTGTGCCGCCAGTAGAAACAGTAACAACACCATTGCTAGAGGTAGCATCTAAATCCCAACCAGCACCAGCAGATGCTGTAGCGAAAGACGTTATTGCCAGTGGTCTATTGTCTGTTCCATTGATGTTTACATTACCGCTGGCATCGATGCGCATGGCTTCTGTTGGGGCAGAAGAACCGCTACCCGTAAAGAACTCTAATGTCCCAGTGTTTGCAGCAGAATTATATGATGTACCTATTGCGTACTGACCATAATAATTTCCCCCAACAGTGTAGCCGTAACCCTCAAGTAGTTTGTAAGACCGTGAACTATTTGCAGATTGTGCATTAGTAATAGGCGAGTCTAAATGCAGCTTAGTTAGCGGATTTGAAACTCCAATCCCCAAAGACTCCGCCGAAGCATCCCAGAAGAACTTTGGCGTCGTGCCCGTGTCCTCGTAGAAGCTGATGTCGCCGCCGTCAGTGACTTTCATGTATGTCTGCCATGAGCCACCATTAGGCTTAACGGCATGGTAAACTTCCGTATTACCTCCTGTAACAATGCCGTAACTTGGATGCCCTGATCTATTAACATTTAAACCAGAACCTAAACTTGCGCCAGACTCAAAATCAGCCTGACCATCTACAGTCAACCCATCAGCAGTCACCGAACCCGTGACATCAATGCCTGTGGCTGTGGTGGCTAGTTTGGCTGACCCATCATGATTTGCTGTGAAGTTATATGGATTAGACCCCACTTCAAGAACAGTACCACCTGAGTCT